ATCTGCACGCGTGGCTTTAACTAGCACAACCCCAACAGGCGCAGCCGTTGCTTACGTTGCTTCTTTCCCAGCAGGCACTCCCGCAACACTAACCGGCATTCAAGAAGCCGGCATTTTTAATGCTTCTTCTAGCGGCACAATGCTTTGCCGTACAGTGTTTAGCGTTGTCAACAAAGACGTAAACGATACAATGTCTATTACTTGGACAGTCACAATGGCTGCACCTTGATCGGAGTAATCCATGAGTACCATTGTTACCCGCGCAGGGAAGGGCTCACCCCTTACCAATACTGAGGTTGACTCCAACTTCACGAACCTGAATACCGATAAGATTCAGGTAGTGGGTACGCCCACGAGCGGGCAAGCGGTGGTATGGGACGCTGCAAATTCTCGCTGGATACCCGGCACTGCAGCTTCTCGGGTTACTATTTCGTCTACAGCGCCAGCAGGAGCTACGGCAGGTGACAGATGGCTTGACTCTGATACCGGCGTTGAGTACCTTTATACAACTGACGCGGACTCTTCTCAGTGGGTTGAGTTTGGCCCAACGGCTATTGTTGTTACGTCCGGCGACGCGCTAGCGTTCGCTATTGCATTGGGATAAATATGGCAAACGCATTTAAAAATTACATCGCTGCAAGCGTTACAACACAGACTTCGGTATACACCACGCCGAGTGCGACTCAAACCACTGTGATTGGGTTAAGTCTTGCAAACACAACTGCCGGAACAGCTACCGTTGATATCCAGATTACCTCTGGGGCAACAACAATCTACCTTGTTAAAGGTGTACCTATCCCAGTCGGTAGCTCACTTGTTCCTATTGGCGGCGATCAAAAACTTGTGCTTGAAGCTGCGGACATTCTTAAAGTAACCTCTGACGTTGCGGTGGATGTAGCTGTGTCTGTTCTGGAGATTTCATAATGAGTTACATCGGAAAAACCCCAACGCCAGTCCCGTTAACATCTGCTGATATACCCGATGGCGGTGTAACCACAGCTAAGTTAGCCGCTAGTCTGTCTTTGACGACTCCTGCTCTTGGAACTCCAACAAGCGGTACATTAACCAACGCAACTGGCTTGCCAATTTCTACAGGCGTGTCTGGTCTCGGCACTGGAGTAGCAACGTTTTTAGGTACGCCATCCTCTGCCAACCTTTTAGCCGCTTTGACGGATGAGACAGGAACAGGCGCAAATGTTTTTGCAACAAGCCCAACTTTGGTAACTCCAATTTTAGGAACGCCGACAAGCGCTACGCTAACTAACGCAACTGGATTGCCTCTGACTACTGGCGTGACTGGTACTTTACCTATTGCAAACGGCGGTACGAACGCAACATCAGCGTCTGACGCAAGGACTGCTCTTGGTTTAGCTATTGGTACAAACGTACAAGCATGGGATACTGACCTTGATACATGGGCTACCAAAACTGCACCATCAGGTACTGTGATTGGCACAACTGATACCCAGACTCTAACCAACAAAACAATTGAAGCCGGTACATTTACTAACGGCTACACAGAAGAAACTGTAACAGCCAATACATCTACAAGCTACACCATTGACTTGGCTAACGGCTCAGTACAAATACTGACATTGAATGGCAACTGTACTTTTACGTTCCCCACCGCTACGGCAGGTAAGGGTTTTACTTTGCTCTTGCTCCAAGACGCAACAGGATCACGTACTGCTACTTGGCCCGCTTCTGTAAAGTGGCCCGCAAGCACAGCACCAACAATTACTGCTACTGCGTCTAAAGGCGACAAGTATGTTTTTGTTGGCGACGGCACGTATTGGTGGGGAAGCAACGCTGGCCAGAACTACCTGTAAGGATTAACTAATGTTCAGTTCACAAAACTCGCAGGCAGCAAGCGGAGATACCACATATATTGAGGATGTGTTCAGCACATACCTCTACACAGGCAATGGCACATCACAAATAATTGAAAATGGTATCAATCTTGGTGTAAGTAATTCAGGAGGGTCTGTTTATTTTGATGGTAGCGGTGATAGCCTTGTAACTCCTACCAGCGCAAATTTTAACATTGGTACTGGTGCGTTTCAAATTGATTTTTGGATGTATTCATTAGCCGTCCCTTCGCAGTTTGTTGGTCCATTTGGAACTAACAACGCGGGAATATTTTTTGCATTTCGAAGCGGCAATCTTGATTTTGTTAATAATGTTGACACAGTAGGCGCTATTTCAGCACCATATCCCGCCATTAACCAATGGCACCATATTGCCTTAGTACGCAATTCATCAAATGTTAGGTCTTATTACATTAATGGGACGAGGGTTGGAACACTAAGTAATTCTGCTGATTTTAATCAAACACAAATAACAGTAGGTAACACTAGCTGGAATGGCTATGTTTCAAACTTTAGGGTAATTGTCGGCTCAAATATTGACAACCCAAATTCGTCAACAATTACTGTTCCAACTGCGCCTACAACAGCAGTATCAGGCACTCAACTTTTACTTTGCCAAACCCCAACACCTCTTGTAGATAAGTCAACAAATGCATTTGCCATAACAGTAAATGGCAATGCAAAAGCTTCAGAGGTCGGCCCATTTACAAGTGCAACAGCAGGTAAGGGTGGGTTGGTTTGGGTTAAAGGTAGAAACGAGACTTTTTACCATCGGTTGGCTAGTTCGCCCGGCCCAACATTGCCAAACTACTTAGCATCCAACGCAACAGATGCAGCAAGTTCAGGCAACGGAACAATTTCAGCTTTTACAACAACCGGGTTTACTGTGTCTGCGGGTGGCGGCGGCACAAATACTAGCAGTTATAACTACGTTGGCTGGACATTCCGCAAACAACCAAAGTTTTTTGATGTTGTAACTTACACTGGAAATCAAGTTGCGGGTAGAACTGTGGCGCATAACCTAGGTTCAGTGCCGGGATTTATTGCGTGTAAAAGAACAGATACACCCGATGAATGGTTTTGTTATCACAGGTCGCTTGGCCCAAGTCAACAAATTTTATTGAATAGCACTGCTACTGCTGGTACAAACAATAACCAATGGAATAACACGGCTCCAACAAGTTCTGTATTTTCATTGGGTACTGACAGTGGAGCAAACGGTACTGGTGGAACCTATGTCGCCTACTTATTTGCCCACAACGCAGGCGGCTTTGGCTTGACGGGTACAGACAATGTAGTTTCGTGCGGTTCTTTTGCTGTTGGTGGTGGATCAGATGGCGTTGTTACTCTTGGATATGAACCTCAATGGGTTATGTTCAAACAAGCGGCAGTTGGTGGTTCTGGTAACTGGAGAATTGTTGACAACATGAGGGGTGTTGCAACAGGCGGTTCCGCCAGCATTATTGCGGCAAATTCAAGTGCTGCGGAGACATCATCGTCAAACATGATTACATTTAATGCCACTGGGTTTGTTGTAAAAGATGGATCGGTTCAAGGTGGTGACCCTTATGTTTACATAGCCATCCGCCGTGGCCCGATGAAAGTGCCTACGGATGCAACTACAGTGTTCTCACCTGTTGCGGTTAACAGCCCGGGCGGCACTCCAAATACATTAACTAGAACTACAAACTTCCCTGTTGATTTTTATTTGGACGCGGTTAGAAACCAAACCTTTAATAAGTTTGCTGTAGGTAGCCGAATGCAGGGGCGTGATGCATATTTGTTTACATCAAACACTGGACAGGAACAACAGTACGGCGATCTTATTAACAACTTATGGGACAGCAACACTGGAGTTGGGATTTATGATACTAACGGTACATGGAATGGTAATAATTCATCTCAAACAACAATTCTTGAGGCGTTCCGACGGGCCCCGAGCTTCTTTGATGTAGTTTGCTGGACTGGAAATGATGTTGCACCTAGAAATATAAATCACAATCTGACGGTTGTCCCAGAAATGATGATTGTTAAAGGTCGATCTAATGTTGGTGGCACTAATTGGATTGTGTACCACAAAGATTTGACAAGCGCTTTGTATTATTTAAGTTTAAACAACGCAGATGCCCAAGCTACTGGCTCAAATGTTTGGAGGTCTACAGCCCCTACAGCAAGCGTATTTACAGTCGGAAGTGATTCATGGGTTAACACAAGTGGAGACACGTTTGTTAATTACCTTTTTGCTACATGCCCCGGCGTTTCTAAAGTAGGTTCTTACACAGGCGACGGATCAACGAATGAAACTAAGCGGCCTGCTTGCGGATTTACTGGCGGTGCTCGATTTTTAATGATAAAACGCACGAACGCTACTGGTAATTGGTACATTTGGGATACTGCTCGTGGGTTTATTTTTGACTCATACAACGCTTACCTGATGTTCAATAACACAGCTGCTGAAACCACCAGCACGGCTGTCGGTCCAATTGCCGGCGGTTTCTATGTCAACCAACAAGACACAACAAACTTAAACGTCAACGGGGCAACCTATATCTTCTTGGCAATCGCATAAGGAACATCATGCAAGTACGAATCAGAGAAACCGGGCAAGTCATGTACGAAAGCGAATTCCGTACACTATTCCCAAACACATCACTGCCGCCACATCTGTCAGAGACCTTGATTAACGAACTCGGCGCTGACGTGGTTTTCGAAGGTGCCCAAGCTTCAGGCGGTACTGTTTATCAATACAGTCAACGCGACGGCGTCGAACAGATCGACGGCAAGTGGTACACCAAGTACGTGCTAGGCCCTGTGTTTACAGACCTCCCTGAATTCGAAGATATGCCAGCGCAAACTGCTGCCGAACAAGAAACTGCTTATAAAGCTCGAAAAGACGCGGAGCATGCCAAGAACATTCGCGCTGATCGTGATCGTAGACTTGCTGAAACAGATTGGCGTTATCGTCGCGACCAAACAACGACCCCTGAATGGGATGCGTACTGCCAAGCGCTGCGAGATGTACCTACACAAGAAGGCTTTCCGTGGACAGTTACTTGGCCTGATAAACCTTGAGCTAACGCCTAGACCCAATTACAATACCCAAATGGTTTAAATAGGTAGCAAAATGAACTTTCCATCCAGCCCAACGCTAAATCAAACGTATACGCTAGGCACTAAGACTTGGGTCTGGAATGGTTCAGCGTGGGATTTGCAGATTAACAGTCTGACGTATACACCCCTCGCAACTGCAACATCGTCTGACGGAAGTATTGTTGTTAGCCAAGTTGGAGCTAACATTGACTTGATAGTTTCTGAGGCTTCACCCGCATCAACGCTTTTAGCAGCAGTCAGGAACACAACTGGCGCAACCTTGACAAAAGGCACTGCCGTTTATATCTCCGGCGCAACAGGTCAAAGTAACTAATATGAACACGTCTGCTTATACAGACGGACAACAACTATATCTAAGCCCAACAACAGCTGGCACACTGACAGCGACAAAGCCTTATGCACCCCAGCACTTGGTCTACGTAGCTATTGTTGAATACGCCCACTCAACACAAGGTAAGTTATTCGTCAAAGTGCAAAACGGTTACGAGCTAGACGAGCTGCACAATGTTTCAGCGCAATCCCCAACAACTGGCCAAACGCTTGTCTATAACTCAAGTAACAGCCTGTGGGAAAAGAACACAGTTTCTCTGACTGCTGGCGTCAACGGAACTTTGCCTGTAGCTAACGGCGGTACAGGTGTTACAACTTCTACAGGCTCTGGCAACAATGTGTTGGCAACTTCGCCAACACTAGTAACCCCTCTTCTCGGCACTCCAACATCAGCAACTCTAACTAATGCTACAGGACTTCCTTTAACTACAGGCGTAACTGGTACGCTCCCAGTCGCTAACGGTGGTACAGGTACAACTACTCCTAGCATTGTTGCGGGAACTAATGTTACTGTTACTGGTACATGGCCCAATCAAACTATTGCGGCTAGTGGTGGCGTTGCAACTGCAACAACTGTTTCCGATACAGCAAACTCATCTACTGGGTATTTTGCTTTGCCTGTAGGTACAACTGGTCAACGTCCGGGAGCTCCTGTTTCTGGAATGACGCGATACAACACCACTATTGGAACACCTGAGTGGAGTGATGGAACAAATTGGTACGCATACAGTATTTCACCAAATTACACGGCTGAATTTTTAGTGATTGCTGGAGGAGGCGGTGGAGCTGGAACGTCTGGTGGCGGTTCGTTTGGTGGTTCTGCTGGTGGTGCAGGTGGTTATCGTTCTTCCATTGCTGGTGAATCTTCTGGTGGCGGTGCATCTGCTGAATCTTCTCTTGCATTTTCAACTGGCATTTCTTACACAGTAATTGTTGGTGCTGGAGGAAATGGGTCAGCAGATGCAGTGGCTGGGCAAACTGGTTCAAACTCATCAATTAGTGGCTCAACTATTACAACAATTACTTCTCTTGGTGGCGGTTTTGGAGTTCCATATGCTGGTTCTGCTGGAAGCGGTGGAAGCGGGGGTGGCGGTGCTGCAAGTCAAGGAACTGGTGGTTCTGGAACAACAGGACAAGGTTATGCGGGGGGTACCGGAGGTGTTGGAGGTACTTCAGGTTCTGCTGCAGGTGGTGGTGCTGGTTCAGTTGGCGGTAATGGCAATGGTGATGGCACAGGTGGAATTGGTGGTACTGGCGTTTCATCTTCAGCAACAGGCACTGCTGTAACTCGTGGCGGCGGCGGCGGCGGCGGCGGTTGCTATGTTGCAGGCGGAACTGCAAGTGGCGGTGGTGGACGTGGTGGAACAGGAATTGGCACAAATGGTGCAAATGGAACTGCTAATACTGGCGGCGGCGGCGGCGGCGCATCAAGTTCTAATTCAGGTTCAGTAAAACAAACGGGTGGAAATGGCGGCTCTGGAATTGTAATTATTCGCTATTTAGGTGCACAACGAGGAACTGGCGGTACTGTGACAACGGCAAGTGGTTACACCATTCACACTTTTACATCTAACGGCACATACATTGCTTAATTAAAATTTAAAAAGATAATTAACATGGCACATTTTGCAAAAGTAACAAACGGCAAAGTAACGCAAGTTGTTGTTGCTGAAGCCGAATTCTTTACAACATTTGTGGACACAAGTCCCGGTGAATGGATTCAAACTTCATACAACACGCACGGCGGTGTTCATGCTAATGGCGGTACACCCTTGCGTAAAAACTATGCAGGTATTGGTTTTACATACGATAGAACACGCGATGCGTTTATACCACCACAACCGTTTGCATCTTGGACATTAAACGAAGATACTTGCCTTTGGGATGCGCCGACACCCTACCCCACTGATGACAAGCGCTATCGCTGGGATGAACCTACTACCTCGTGGGTCGAAATCACTGTTTGAGGTAAATCATGGATGCAGATGTTGATAAAAGGCTAGCCGTGCACGAAGCTGTTTGCGCTGAACGATACAGGTCTATTGAGGGCAAACTTGATAGCGGGAAAGACCGCATGCGTAATATTGAATACATGCTTTACGCCGTAATGCTAGCCGTTTTGTTTGGCCCCGGTGTGGCTGCGGAGTTTGTCAAAAAAGTTTTAGGGTTGTAAAATGAGAGACTGGGCCGAAGCAATTATTGCGGCGGTCTGCGTAACCGGTTTTGTAATCTGGAGCACGTACGTCGTTGTATGGTGCTATCCATAATTTTGCTGGCTGTATCTATCGAATACAGATGTGTTAAGTGGGTTTGGGTTGGCGACGTGTACAACCGAAAAGTCTACTGTATTGAATGGAAGAAGGTAGAACGGAAATGATTCCCATAGACCCGATGACAGCCCTAGCTGGCATACAGTCAGCAATCTCGATGGTTAAGAAGGCCAGTGCAGTGGCCAATGATCTTGGCTCGCTTGCGCCAATGATCGGGAAGTTATTTGACGCAAAAAGCACAGCTACCAAAGCACTGATTGAGACAAAGAAGAGCAAGGGTTCCAATATGGGAACCGCGCTACAGATTGAGATGGCGCTTGAGCAGGCCCGTGCGTTTGAAGAGGAGCTCAAAATGCTCTTTATGACCACAGGCAAGATTGACGTGTGGAACAAGATCAAAGCCCGCCAAGACCAGATGGACATTGATGACGCAAGAGAACTTCGTGCCCTAGAGCGGGCAGAGAAGAAAGCAAAAGAAAAAGAAGCAGAGTTAAACGAGTTGGCCGTGATTCTCGGCGGTTGCGCGTTTGTTCTGTTTTTGGTAGTTATTGGTATCTATGAGTTGATGGAGTTTTGTCAAACTACCAGAAGGTGTGGTCGGTGAATGAATACCAGAAGACCTTTGACATGTGCCTCAAGATATTCGTGTATGGGTGCGTGGCTTTGTATTTCTTAGGCTTTCTGAAGTTCTTGCCTGACGATTTGTCGGACAAAATTGTTAATCTCCTACTTGGAAAGGTTGGCTTGGGCAAATGAAAATTACCACTTACCAACAGAATGCTCAAATGCTGTCAGAGGCTCACCGAGTGATCCACCAGCAAAATATGAAGCGTCTAGCAGAGTTAACTAGGCAAGCTGACCAACAACAAAAAGCCCAAGAGATTAAGACTCAGTGGGCTAAAGCCGTGGACGTCAGGGTATGAGATATTTAGTCTTACTACTTTTGTTAACGGGATGTGAAGACAGGTACAGGTATTTTTGCCAAAATCCTGATAACTTTCACGCAGAACAATGTCAGAAACCAAAGTGTCTGTTTACCCAACAATGCCCTGAATACTTGGTAGCCCCAATCTTGGAGAAAAAAATCAATGACATCCAACCAGAAACCAAACCTGCCTACACAAAAATGCTTAATGATATAGTATTACTTATCGTTGGCGGTATTGGTGGCGTAATGACTAAACGGGCAGCGGGCGCGGCTTCTAAGATGTTTAACCCGCAACCCCCAATGCAACATGGCTGCCCACCAATGATGGGCGGTATGAGTGGTGGTTACGGCATGCACAACAGTAATTACGCTCCTCCGCAATCTGCGTATGGTTTACCCTCGCAACCGTTTGGTGCAATGCCTGTCTGGACTAACCCAGAACTAGACGAGTCATGGACACCCGGCCCACCGCCGACTACGCCTCCTGAGCACATGGAGCCCGATGAGGAACGCGAAGAAATCGCAGCAGCCCGTAAGGAATCTGAATAATGTTACCTATCCCACTCCCATGGTTAATTGTTGGTGTTCTTGTATCTTTGTTCGGTACGTACCGTGTTGGCCATCATTACGGGTGGTTGGAGCGAGATAATGATATGAAGATTGCCATCGCCAAAAAGAACGAAGAAGCTCGTCAGATCGAGCAAAACATGGGTGAAAAACTTAACCAACAATCTGCCAAATTACAGGAGGCTACCAATGCTATCAATCAAAAGACTTCTGCTCTTGCCGTTGCCAATCGTGCTGGCAAGCTGCGCCTCTGCCCCTCAAGTAACGTACAAGCCCCCGCAAGTACCCCCGTTGCCAGCGCAGATACAAAAGCAACCAGTGAACCTGACAGACCGGCTGACACAGCTTCTGATGCCGAAAGAGCAACCATCGAAGCCATCGCAGAAATAGTTGCCCAAGGCGACCGTAATACCGCCGCGCTAAATGCTTGCGTAGATTCATACAACGAAGTAAGGAACCTCTTAAATGGTAAGTCCTGACCAGCTAAAACAACTGCACATTGGCCCTGAGTGGGTTGATGGATTGAACGCAACGTTTCAAAAGTTTGATATTGCTACGCCCCTTCGCCAAGCGGCCTTCATTGGGCAGTGCGGACACGAGTGCGGTAACTTCCGTATCTTGGAAGAAAACTTGAATTACAGAGCAGAGGCTTTACAGAAGTTATGGCCTAAAAGGTTTGATGCAGCCAAGGCCCAAGCCTGTGCCCGTAACCCAAAGCTTATTGCCAATACTGTTTACTCGAAT